ATCGACAACGCGAGGCAATTCCTCTTGTTCCACCGCTGCTGAAGGAGTCGTCACTAAAGGCTTTGTGCGATCCGTAGTGGAAGGAGTCTCAGTAGTTGACTTAGCGTACTCCAGCGAGTTGGTGTACCGAGATACTAATGCTTGCACCTCTTTAGCACGGGGCTGCTCCTGTATCGTCAAGCCATCTACGGTAGGACTTCTAGCTGTTGGATTTTTCTTGATCTCTGCTATATAAAGATTAGCTATCTTCTCATCTGCGGGGGAGGCACTCTTCAATGCTTTGGAGAACTCAGGGGTGCGATCCGTCACTGCCGCAGAACGTGGCTTATCTTGCGTCCTACGAAAGTCTTTTTGCTTCTTTTCTGTCGGAAATGTTGTAAGAAGGCCTGATCCCGATACTGGAGATGACCCTACTTCCCGAAAAGGATCTACCTTCTCTTTCTGTTCTGCGATCTCTCCTTCAGTAAGAGGCTCTTTCTTCCTTCGTCTTTCAAACTCTTTTCTGAAGGGACTTCGCTTTCTATACTCTTCTACATCCTCGCCCTTAAAGCCTTTTGCTTCCAACTCTGCTACGGTAAGCGGAGCTTGATCCGTTGGACCCAGCGAAGGAAGCTTATCAACGACTTCGACCTTATCCCCCCACCCCTCCCATCCCTCAACGGGCTTTCTCTTTCTTCGCCTCGCCATCGTTACATACCTTCCGCAGTGTTACGGGCTACAGCACTGTTGGGTCCAGTGCCGCCACGATCTACCCTCATAGCCTCGCCTTGTATTGCAGACTCGGTAGGTGGAGATGGTCCCGGTGAGGGGCTTGGGCCACCCCCTCCTGCCGCTGCTAAAGCGGCCAACATTTCCTTGGGTAACCCCCCACCCTCTGGACTGGCACCGGGGTCGATAACCTCTGGCACACTCTTATTGAGGAAGGGCAAGATACGCTCTGGATCTTGTATCCTGTAGCCTCGTATCAATAAATCTTTGACCAACTCACCTATGTCTATGCCAACGCCGTTATTAACTTGCATGATCAACTGATTAACAGGTCCAGCCGCTAAGTTGATCAGATCCATCCACTGCTTGCGCTCTACTGCCGTAGCCGTAGCTGCCGAAGAGACATTAATCTCAAACTGATACTCCCCCTGTGCAAGGTCTTCGGTGACATTGACGAACTCAGCAGCGCGGGGGTCTATAAGAAAGAGTCTGTCTGGTCTGAACTCCGTAGTCAGTTGCCAGAACTTACGAGCTTTACGTACCTGATAGGCTGCGAACTTCTCCGCTCGTTCATCTTCTCTGGCGGTATTGCGCCGATCCTGTATGTTGGCTTCTGTGGCAGAGTCGGTGCGAGGCATAGAGATGGGCTGCGGTGTGCCATTGGCCCTGTCGAACATCGACTGCACAATACGGAGTATCTCGCCTTTTTCGGGCGGCACATCACCAAACTGAATAGCTTGTATAGCTCTGCCCTGCGCCTCTACCAGCCCCTCCACCTCAAAAGACTCCATGTCGTCGGCCTCAAGGATGGCATCTATCTCTTCCTCCCTGATGTAGCGAGGATCGTAGAGGAAGAGGTTCTTCTGCTTGCGGATGACAGAGAGATAAGAGTCGAGGATCTCGTTGACCAAGCTCTGCATGGAGTCGGCACCCCCCATGATTAGCGGTCCCTTAGTATGCCAGTCGATAACGCCATCGGCCAGCGTGAGGATCTCACAGGGGAAATCCTCCAAGGAGGTCATCGGCCACTCATTTTCATAGCGGAGGAACGTATCGTGATCTTTGCAGAGGTCTATCCACAAGTTTTCTTTGCGGCTTTCGCCTACGATATGACCCTTGGCGAAGATCTCATAGCCTTCCACCATGCCGAAGTCGTCTACCTCCATGCCATCGGGCATGTCGGGTGCATCATCCATGCGGAAGTTAGGCTCTAAGCCGCTGGTGTTAAGGTCGCTTTGATAAGCTATCTCATCTATATGCCTTACATAACGAAAAGCAACCCACTTAGCATCTCGCAACCCATCGGAGGCCATAGGGTCGATGATGATATCACCCGCCTTCCAATGGACGGCATAGGGGGACTCCCATTTGATAGTCGTATTCTTATCGGGATCACCCTGCTCCAAGAAATAGCGATGGTCTTCTATGTGCGATTCTAGGAGGAGGGCGCGTTCTTCAGAGGTGTTGGGCTGTTGCAGAAACTGCGTATGGGCCTCTATATGCGAGGTGTGATTCTGGTCCTGTAAGACGGTGGTTATCTCACCTGATATGAGGAAGAGGGACTCATCTACAGGATCGTCAATGACTCTGCCGGGGTTGATGGCAGGATCTTGGATGACCATGCCCTCTATGTCGGCAGAGTAGCCTACCTTGCTCCCTCCAAAAGGACATACGTAGGAATCCAGCAACGCCCTCTTATCGTGGACAAGCTGGTCTGTCTCCCGGTACCAATAATCGCTGATCTTAGAGACAATACGCTCAGAACCTATACCCGCCTTGTTAAATGGATGCACGGTGAAGGTGGGGTCATGGGCCGCTATATTGGCGATAGATTGATCCAGATAACCAAACACAATATTGGCTTTATTGCGAATGCCGGGATCGGAGGTATCGCCCATATTATAGCGCACCTCCTCTTTCTCTCTGGTGGTAGCTGCTTCATTATTATATTGAGCTACCAAGATCTTGGAAGGCTCAAAGATCGGTTTCCAATAATCTATGGCATGCTCCAGCTTGCGCTTCCACCAGTCAAGCTGTGCATTTCTATTGCTGGGGTAACTTATCATTACTGACGATAGCCAATCCTTGAGGTGCCAGTAGCTGCCTTAGAAGAGGACTTAGGAGTCTTCTTCCTCTTCTTCTTTTTCTTACGGGCAGCAGCCGCAGCTTTCTTGCCAGCAGCCGTATACGGGTAATGCTTGCCATTTACTTTTGGCATCAGGCAAACTCCTAGATAAAAGTATCTACCATGAAAAATCTATAAAACAACCGGTAAATGCAACCCCTATTTTGCTTGTTAGATATCGACCAATGCCCAGTAATCCTCTTCGGGAGGCAGTTCCATAGGCTCATGGTTTCCTGCTATGGGAGCTTCATTGAAGACAAGCTTGCCCCTGCTGCGCCTTTCAGAGCGGTGGATGATCTCATCGAAAGTGTAGTTGCGGGGTACCCATGCCTCCCGCGCCAAGGGGGGAGATACCCCGCCCCTGAGCTTCTCTAAGGCCAGCCCCAGCAGCGAGAAGCAGTCCACCTCATCATCGTGCTTGAAGGTAGGGAACTTAACCAGTGTCTCCTGCACATCCGCTACCCAGTAGCGATCCTTGGGGAAGAAGACCTTGCCCTCCTGCGCCCGGCCCTGTATGGCTCTGGCGCGTACCGTCTTATCTTTAGAGGGGGTGAACTGCTCCCGAAAGCAGTAGATGCCCCGCTCCTTCATGCGCTGGGCGAGAAAGGGACCGACAGAGTTGAGGATCTGACCCCGCTCCTCGCACCACATAACGGGCTTCCACTTCTTCATAAGGTCGAGGCACGACTCTATCCACTCCACAGGCTTAGACCGCTTCTTCCAAACATCGCAAACGTAGATGTTCTCTTCGGTGTCTACTGCAAATATTATGTGGACGGTGAAGTCAGAACCCCTACGCTCAGAGGTAGCGTAGTCAGAACATCCGTAGAAGCGAACCTCGCTCATAGGCGGCATATCGACAAGCTCATTGCGCCCATAGGTCTTAAACCAGTCAGTCTGAAAGTAATCGCCATGATCGACGGTAGGGGACTGCTGGTAGAGGGCTTGGAACTCCCTGTTCTGAAGGACCGCCTCTATCTCCTTCAACGCCTTGACATCATACCATTCAGGCCATAACGCCTCCCCCGGCATGCGCCCCAAGAGGTCGTCTTCCTTGGCGAGGGCAGGGAGGTTGAGGATCTCCCAAGGAGGGATGTTAGGATCGTCCTCAGATTGCTTGAGGAGCCGTCCCGCCAGATCGTCGTCATGCCAGCGCGTCATAATGACNACGATAGAAGCATTGGGCATGAGGCGGGTGAAGGCGGTAGAGCGATACCAGTTCCAGATGCGCTCCCGCTCAGAGAGGCTGTCTGCTTCCTCCCTGTTCTTATGGGGATCGTCAATAAGCAAGACCTTAGCACCGCGCCCCGTAGTAGCCGTGCCTATACCCACCGCAAAGTACTCGCCCCTATATCCTTCTATCTTCCACTTATGCGCCGCTGCTGCATCGGTGGCAAGCTCTATCTCTGGGAAGATACGCTTATACTCTTCTGAGTTGACGATGTTACGGACATCGCGCCCGAAATCCGAAGAGAGATCCTGCCCATAAGAAGCGGTGATAATAGGTTCATTGGGGTGCCTCCCCATATACCAAGCCGGGAAACGGCGCGAAGCCAACTCACTCTTGGTGTGGCGCGGCGGCATCGTGATCATCAGCCTACGGCACTCGCCCCGCTCCACCCGCTCCAACGCATCGGCAATAAGCTCATGGTGACGGGCTTGCTCAAAGTCAGGAAAGGTGGCTTTCGTAAAGGGGAGCAGCCTGTTTGCTGCCTCCCGCCTTCGGATGATTAACTGAGCCGCCTTAACCGCCTCAAGCTGTTTCTGCAAATTGCTCAACCTCCCCCTCCTCCGTGCCGATCTCTACGCTGTTGCCAACATCGAAATCAGCAGAAACCGCATTCTGCTCGACAAAACGCTGTAATGCAGCCGTAGACATATCGTCCAGCGACTTCTTCTCTTCTATCGTCTGATGAATAATAGCCGCCTTGGGCGCATGTAAGCCAAGGATCTTACACCGCTGGTCAATGCACCACTGCACCTTATCAAGCCACTTGCTGTCTCCAGCAAGAGAAGAAGACTTAGTCTCCGAAGTAAAGCTAGTACGACCCGTACTCATCTCCGTAGTAGAGGTCTTACCCTGCTGCGAGAGATGATAGCCCTCCCAAGCCACCTTCTCCAAATGATCGACCTTCGCCAACTGCATAGCCTTCGCTGCATTGAAATCAAATAATGCTTGACTCTGCCATGTCTGCTGCAATTCCTTCAATGCCTTCTGAACAGTATTGCGGCTGATAGAAAGCTCGTCAATCATCTCCCGCTGAGAACGTCCCTTTAAATACATATCGGCCAGCCTAGCCGAATCAAAAGCCTTCTCCAGTGAAGTGCGCTTTCTCTTAGGATTAGTGCTAACCTGTTTAATCCTCCGGGGCATCGTCTATCATCTTTCTGAGGTCATCGTACGAAAAAACTGTCTCACACGTCTTACATAAATACTCATAGGTCTGCAACTTCCAAACAACACGGTCCTCTGGATGATCACATTCCGGTTTGATGGCTAACATAGCCTGATAGACCTCTGGCCAATGCAAATAATATTTTTCGTCCTTAGACACAAGCTTGGCAAACCGGGTATCCGATATAGACTCACTCCACGTAACTAGCATAGAAACTCCTCTGAGCATAGACGCTCTCTGGGAATAAGACCCGCATAGCCGTCAGAAGCTCGTCTTTGCGCTCATGGCTGAAGATAGCATCCGAATCTGCCAAATACGTGTCCAAAATGCTTAAAGCACACCTAGACTCCGCTATTAACTCATCCGAAGAAGCTAAAGCCTCCCGACCATCCCAGTTCATCTGAGGAAAGATAGAAATCCAATCCATAATCAAAGTATGGTCGCTATAGTCGTCCCATCCTCCGCTGTCTCATACAATACATTGAATTCCTCATCCAAATGAGAAGCTACGCTCTTTCCCATAGGGAAAACATCCTCAGCCTTCTGTACCTTGACCTCTACCTGCTGAGAAGGCTCCTCCTCCAGAAACTGAGTAATACGATTGTTAATCGGCAGAAAAGGAACCTCGTCACCCTGAAGCGACTTCATTAACTTCTCATGCTCGTCTAAAGGCTGCTGCTGATCATCCATAAGATATCTCCTCGTTATCTCCTAATATAAGCATATGTTCCACGTGAAACATACTATAATTTTTTATATAGGGTAATAGTAGGGGGAATATGGTCTGTACGGTGATAGTGCAATATATAATAAATCACATGCCACGCGGGGGAACGACGATTTCGCCCCGGCATAATGCAGACGGGGAATCGCTGTCGTTTTTCTGTCGGAAATCACTGTCAGACTCTGTCTGTTCTCTGTTTTGGGCCGACAGAGGGCCTAACAACAGGCGTTATAACGCGCATTGTTCTCTCAAGACATCTTTGAACACGCATAGTGGATGGTATCCAGAGAGTAGATTACCGTAGGTTTGAGTAGGCCTCTCACCCTGCTTTCTGCCTTCGGGACTGTCTCGGCCCCTGTCTGGCAGCATCGGCACTTATTGCAAGCAATCGCCCTGATTTCCCGGCTTGTTGGCCTGTTGGTCCCCTGATCAGTTTAAGACCTACATATTTGCGTAGTACTGGATGATATCCAGAGAGGGAATGGGGTTGAGGCAGTGAATCAGGTCTATTCTTCTCTCTGCTACTCAGAGAAGAATCACGCCTAGGTGTGCTGAATGGTATTCAGAGCCTTGACGGTGGTCCTCAATAAATTACTGTGTAATTCATCGCGCACCAAGCGGAGCTTCATAGGCGTGGGTTAAGAAAGCTGGAAATTTGGCGATGCAGAAATTGCACTGGGGTTTACCGTAGGTATTTTGGGGTCAACGCGTATGCATAATGCGCGGTGTGTAGGATGCAGAATTTGCTGGGGGTTTTGGCGAGTTGGTTGGGCTTTGCTGCAAAAATTGCGTTTTGGTCCTCGCGTATACGGGGAAGCAAAGCTTCTTACGCGCATTATGTAGGGGCGTGTGGGACGTACGTGGACTTCGTCCTATACGCGTGTTGGGACTTTGGNCAACGCCTATACGCGAAAATCAGTTTAAGACGCGCATGTCGTTAAAGCTGAGAAATTTGAAAAAAAGTGCCTACGGCAAAAAATGATTTTNGGNNGCTGGCANGGCGATTGCAATGTAAAAAGCGTCACCGATTTTTCGATTTTCGGTTGACTTCATCACCCCCTCCCATAGCGAGGGACGCAAGGTCGCTCAAAGGCACCACGGTTCGCTGGCATTAGATCA